AAGTATGGGTGATTCTCTTTGAAGATAAGACGGTCCTTGCCCGGATTGGATCATATAACATAGCCTATAACAGAGCGCATAACAGAGGCGAGGGAGTACAGACTAAAAGGCAATTCATAGGATCCAGCTTTGCTTTGACGAGAAGTAATTCAAAAATTATTAACTTAGAGCTTTCTAAGCTATTACGAATGCGATGAGTAAAAAAATTCTATTCCAATCGATCAAACAAAGGCTTAAGGATGAAGTGGCCGAATTCAATGGCGTAAAGAATAAGCCAGTTGCTGAATTAGGGATTAGGATATTTAATAGGCAAGACCTCGATCCGGAAAGGCATAATGTATTACCTTTACGATTCGTATTAGTAGAATTTTCACAAACTGAATGGCTACAAGAAACTCGTGGAACGCAAAAGGGTACTGTTACTGTTACTGTTAGGGTTGGATTCAATTCTCCTAATAATGACAAACTGGACGAGTCCGGGTTTTTCGACTTTGAGGAGGCTGTTCATAAAGCTCTTCATGGCTTTGGTGGAGATTGTTTCACAAACCTTCAAAGGATAGCAGACCGGGCAGATGAGAATTTCGATCATGTATATATTCAGGAGATTGATTATTCAACCGAGCTTACCGATGACAGTGCAGCGGAAAATAATAAATTGATTAGTAAAACTATTAGTACGCTTAAGGTTACTAAAGACCTCGATATTGATAATGACGTGATCAGGACAGGGGATGGAAAAACTTAAGCACAGGCATTGATTTTCCGATTATATTTTTTACCTTTGAATTCTACTTGACAATATTGTCATTCACACTTTAATTTAATAATATGTCTGAAGAAGAAAAGAATGATCAAGAAGGCGGAGACGCTGGAGATCAAGGAAACGACGGCGATGGAAGCGGAGACGGAAACGATGCCGGAGACGGTGATGGTTCTGGCGACGGTGATAGCGCTGGGGATGGTGATGGCGACGGTGCTGGAGACGGCGATGGTGACGGTGCTTAATGCCTCTGACACACAATCAAAAAAAGCTCTCGATTTTGTCGGGAGCTTTTTTTTTACATACCTTTGCATCCAATATCGCGAGGTAGAGCAGTGGCTGCTTACTGGGCTCATATCCCGGGGGAGGTGGGTTCGATTCCCACCCTCGCTACTAAATAATTAATTATGAATTACGAAAAATCAGTAAAAGAAAGGATTGGAAATGGTGAAAATCCTGACGATATCAAGCACGATATTATCAACCTATCTATTGTCAAAGATGACAAAAAGGAAGTTGATCGCTTGTGTAAGTTAGTAGATCAGGCAGCCAAGTCTAAGAAGAAATAATTAATCCTTGAGCTTATCGGTTGACGTTGATGGCTTGTTTTTTTCTGCATCAAGGTATTCCTGCTTTCTTGCTTCTACTTCCATATCCTCGATTTTGGCATCGGTAATCAAATCCTTATTCCCTGGCATCTGAATTATTTTGCCTTTATTCCTCTCCTCTTTCCTACGGTCTTTTCTGGTTTTAGGTGGGTTGGTGAATATATTAAACCCTCTTCCATGCCATTCGATTCTAAGGAAGGGTATTGAGTCCTTACCACAATTATATATCCATGTGGCCGAAAAGTTTTGATCGTTTCGACCTTTCTGTTCCTGTATTGTTAAGGTAGCCAGTCCAGTTTTAACCTTTACTACACTGAGGTTCTGGTTAACCAGTTCCTTTTTTATAACTTTGTCGAGGTCGTTGATTGTGGCCTTTAGCCATCTACCTATGAATCTTTCAAAAGCGTTCTTTTGCATGATATTAATTTTTTACTGGTTTAAAATTTTTCTCTTCGTATCCACAATCGAAACATGTAAAATTTCCTTGAGACTCCCAACCACTTGTATTTGGATGATCACATACCTTCTTTTTTATTTTAGGTAATTTGTTCTTTAAAATCCATTTCCAGATTTTCAAAATCGTATTGGATAATGAAATAATTGCGAATATTAAAAGAAGCCAGATAGGTATTGTTATATTTATTTCCATATCCTATTCTATTTTATCGAGGTTTGATTTATAAGCTCTGGCTAAGTCCTTCCAAATAGTAGACTCCGAAAGGAACAATTCTTTAGATAATTGCTTAACAGTTTTAGTTGTTGATTGGGTGCTTTTGTTTTCGATGGTATCCCTTATGTAGCAACGTCTTCTGTCCAACTTCTCGGTGTCTCTATTCATATGATATACTGTAAAGACGAATTTACCATGAAACAAAAGTAGGAAAATTATCGTACAAATGCATAGTATTGCATTATGGAATTAAAATTGGTGAAGGCCATCCATGAGGGCGTTGCTGACATCAATTTGTTTTCGCAGATTACAGAGGAGACAGGGGACGCTTTCGCAAGAGAGCTCAAGTTCATTGAAGAGTTTGAAAATGTTGATGAAACTAATATCCACATCAATAACCTGGGTGGTAGTATCTTCGGAGCACTATCGATAACAGCAGCAATGCGAAATTCGGGAATGCTAATAAGAACTATCAACGAAGGAGTTTCTGCCTCTATTGCAGGAGTAATTTTAACGGCTGGAGATGAAAGGGAAGGAGTTGATTTCGGAAGAGTCATGCTTCACGCAGGCAAGATCGTAAATGAAGAAACTGGGGAAGTTATTCCTCTCGATCAACTTGACGAAAATCAAAGAGAAGGGCTTAAGCAGTTTAATGAAATGATGAAAGAGATTTTAGAAAACAACACAAGGCTTAGTCAGAAGGATATTAAAAACATTATGGAATCAGGAAAGGATGTATTTTTCAATTCCGTAGAAGCAAAGAAGAAAGGGATCATCGACAAAAGAATCGTTACGAGTAGAAAGCATCTTGATAAGATGAAAGGATTATTAGATATCGCAGCGGTTTATCAAGCCTCCAGTGAAATTATAAATGAGAATAAAAAAATTGAAAAAGAAAATTTAACCAAACCAAAACCTTATAAAATGGAAAAGATTAAAGCATTACTTGGATTAGACAGCAACGTTTCAGAAGAAGTTGTTGAAAAAGCTATCGGTGATCTTAATGCCAAACTTGAAAAAGTGGATGGCGAGAGCAAGACTTTGACTGATCTGAAAGCCGAAATTAAGGAATTGAAAGATGCCAAGATCGAAGCTGATAAGGCTGAGGCAACTACATATGTAGAAGCCAAGATCAAGGAAGGTTTTTATGATGAAAAGAAAAAGGATGATCTTGTCGCAGCTGCAGAAGCTAATCTTGACGGCTTCAAACTTCAAACCGAAGCTATGAAAACCCCCCATGCCTCTATCAAAGGTAAGATAGATTTAGGTAGTGCCGATAAAGATAAGGAAGGTGATGATGGAGAAGAAAAGCTGGAATTCCCAAAGAATAAGGATGGCGGTGAAATATCTTTGAGGGATTTAGATAAGTCAGATCCAAAGGCATTGTTAGCGATCAAAGAAAAAACACCGGATGTATATTATGCAATGTGGGAAAAACAATACGGCAACCCCCATGCAGATGCACCCGAAAAAGTAGAAGCGTAATTTATTAAAAAACATCAAAAGTAATTAAATCATGGCAGACATAAAATTTCCTTACGGAGCAACAGACCATCAACAACCAGCGTTTGCTGCTACCCTTGCTGTTACAACTAAAAATGGCATTACATTACTTGAGCCAGCTATATTGACTGGTAACATGACCGTAAATGTTACACTCGATGCTGAGCAGGAAAAGGGATCCATGTTGATTGTGAAAGTTAAAACAACAGGAACAGAAACATTCACTTATGGCACCAACATAACTGCAGGAGTAGTTACAGGGGTGGCTGGTAAGACGTTCTTACAAGCATTCATATTTGATGGGGTTGCATTTGTTGCAATTGCTGATAAATTTCAAATTGACTAAAAATAATTTATAACACAGATAACTATAAAACCTTTTATAACTAACTATAAAATCTAAGAAAATGAAAAACTTAAGCATATTCGCATTAATGATTAACTTGATTTTAGCTCTCTGTATTGGAGGTGCTGTCGGTCAAGTATATGCCAGTGCCCCTGCATTTATTGTTACGTCAAGTATAGTATTTGCCAGTGGGTTTTTCATTAAGCACATACCGGGATTGAACTTTATGGCTCTCCAAACAGAGGTATGGGTACAGGATATTGAGGAGGTTCTTTTTGAAGGACAGGAGTTCCTAAGATTCTCGGTTGATCATTCGAGCTTTATATCTAATAAGACTATCCACGTACCACAGGCGGGAGCTAATCCTAATATTGAAAAGAACAGATCATCTCTTCCAGCGACTATTACGCAAAGAACGGATGTCGATCTTACTTATCAATTAAATGAGTTTACCACTGATCCGATTTTGGTAACCAATCTTGATGAGTTACAGACCTCTTACGAAAAGAGGCAATCTGTATTAAATCAGCATACCTTGACTTTAGGTGAAAGAATAGGTCTTGAAGGGCTATTTGACTGGTCCCCTTCTGGTGCCGGTGACTCTGTAAGGATTATAAGAACCACTGGTACAGATGGTACTTCTTTACCTCCAGGAGCAACCGGAACTCGTAAGAAAGTTCTTAAAGAAGATATCGCACGACTTGCAGCTATCTTGGATAAAGATAAGGTGCTTAAGACTGGACGTTATCTAATGTTCCCGGTTGATATGTATTATGAGCTATTTGAAATTGATGCATTGATCAGAAAGGATTTTGCAGATAAAACTGCAATTCCTTCAGGCGTAATCAATACTGTTTTCAATTTCAATGTGATGATGAGAGCAGATACAACTATCTATGATGATGCAGCTACTCCGGTTAAGAAAGCTATTGGAGCAGCTACAGCAACTGATGATAATTTCTCGGTATTGGCATGGTCTGCTACCAAAGTCGCAAGGGCTGAAGGTCCTATTGACGTATTTTCTAATGAGCAGGATCCGACCTTCTTCGGAGATATATTTTCTGCTTTAGTTATGTTTGCAACTACCATACTGCGAACTAACAAAGAAGGTGTTGCAGTATTAGTTCAAGACGAAACATAGGAGTTGTTTATTAGGATTGTAATCATTAGTTTTGGCTTTTGATTTTCTAATCTAAAAACTATTAATATGAGTAAATTATCTGATAAACAACTAACTGAAAAAGCAAAAGCTTTCTTTAAAGCTAAGGGGAATGAAGATGTAGATTCTATCTACATGACCGATGATGGAAATGTCTTCCATGCTAAGGATCTCCGATATGCACAAGGCCATTCTCATGGAACGGAAACTGGCGAAATCGTGCAGTTTTTTCGTAAGACGGTGTTTGGGAAAAAGGCTGATAAGGCTCAGGAAGTAGATAACACCGATCAAGAATCCAAAGAAAAAGAAGTTGCTGATGCAAAAGCTAAAGCCGATAAAGAAGCCAAAGAAAAAGAGGAAAATGAAGAAACGTTTGAGGAGCAGGTAAAAAGAATCGGTGATCTTAATTCAGAAGAAAGAGAAAAGGAATTATCTGAATATGAAGATGGTGAGGATAAGGACAATCTAATTGAGGGAGTACTTCAATATGTCAAAGCTAAAAATCCTGATCAGGCAAATGGTCTTCCTGAAGAATTTCAAAAGGCGATTGGTGAAATGACTGAAGATGAATTGATTAATCTTGCTAAACACCTGGGATCTAAGAACTCGGAAGCTTCATTGAGGAAGAGCAAGATGGATGAGATCATTGTTCATATAGAGGATTTGGCATCGAAAAGTAAAGTTGATTTAATAAAATAAGGTTCGTAAAATGGCAGGACAAAATAAGATATCATTTCTCAGAGGTAAAGGCGGTCTTGGTCGTCCTCTCGCTGGGTTAGATCACGTATCGGGATTTATTGATTTCTTTGCTAACATTGATCTTCCAACCGGTTGGGCCACTGCATGGGTGACGGCCACTGCATTCAAGGTTGGTGATGTCGTTATTGAGTCCACTATCATTTATCGATGTTTGATTGCCCATACATCTGGTGTTTTTGCGACTGACTTAGCAGCCGGGAAATGGGTTGTTGACGAAACTGCAACCACGAGGACTAAGATAGTATTTTCTATCGGTGAATTAGAAGCTCTTGGAGTTGCTAAGGGATCTGCAACTACTGGCGTACTTTGGTATCATGCTAACGAGTATTTCAGAATACAGCCTAAAGGTGAGTTATGGATATTCTTAGGTAAAACAGGTTCTATTGATTACCTGGAACCTGTTGATTTGCAAGATTTTGCTGAAGGTAGAATCCGAAACATAGGATTCCTTGATATCAAAACAGCTTTTGCAACTGCTAATCTTACAACTATACAAGGCGGTCTTACTACATTGGAAGGCCAAGATGAACCTTTAAGCTTGCTATATGCTGCTGATTTTAGTGCGGTTGCTGATCTGTCTACTCTTTCTGATTTGAAATTATTATCCAATAAGAATGTATCTGTTATATTGGGTGAGGATGGAGGTAATGATGGAGCAGCGTTAGCTATCAGTGAGACTAACTCCATAACTGCCTTAGGAGCTATCTTAGGACTGGTTTCATTGGCTAAAGTACATCAAAATATAGCACATATTGCTTTATTCAATTTGGTGTCCGGTAAAGAATTCGATGTAGCTGCAATGGCTAATGGGCAGAAAGTAAAAGACTTGTCTGATAGTTTGCTTGACGGTATCGCAGATAAGGGATATATCTTCATAAAGAAGTTTACTGGTCTTTCAGGTACATTTGCCAGTGATTCAGATACTGCAATCGCTGCAACCAGCGACTTCTCATTTATTGAAAATAACAGGACAATAGATAAGGCTGTAAGAAACGTAAGAACCTTCCTGCTTCCTAACTTGAATAGTCCATTGTTGTTGAATGATGATGGAACACTTACAGAAGAAACAATCGCCATATTCACTAATGATGCTGCGAGAGCATTAGAACAGATGGAAGTTGATGGCGAGATATCAGCTTTTAGAGTGACTATTGATCCTGTACAGGATGTATTAGCAACATCTAAAATTGAAGTTGGAATTGTAATTGTTCCTGTGGGAGTAGCAAGAGAAATAGAAGTAACAATAGGATTCACAGTAAGTATAACATAAAGAGAATAAAATGGCCAAAGAGTTAATCAACGGTAGAGCATATGATTTCAGTCAAATACAGGCTACTGTATTAGGAGTGCCTCTTCAGAGCATCAATGAAATCAATTATGTTACTACTCAAGAGAAAACCAACAATATGGGTGCTGGCGTAAATCCGGTATCAAGAGGTCATGCAGGAAAAGAGCCTGAAGCATCTATTGGTATATCAATGAATGATGTTGAGGCTTTAAGGGATGTTGCACAGGATGGCGACTTGCTTAATTTGCCAACATTTGATATTGTAATTACTTTCTTGCATCCTGAATCAGCCAGGGTTATTACTCATGTACTTAAGAATGCTGAATTTACTGATGATGGAGTGGAGGGCGCACAAGGCGATACTGACCTTAACAGGACGTTTGCTCTTACTATTTCTCACGTCAAGTATCGATAATATTTGCATCCCATTTCTTTTTTAGATAAATTTGAGGTTTACTAACCTTTAAAATCTATCTATATATGAGCGAAGCAACCGTTAATCCTTCTAAGAAAGAGGATAAGATACCCCCTGGAGCAGTTCATGCTATTGAACTCGAAGATGGGCGTAAAATATATCTCTCAAAACCTAATCGTTTAGTTATTGAATCAGCCCTTGTCCAGCTTTCTAATCTTACTACTGGAGCTAATTCTATTAAGGCCGGAGAGATCATTATCAATAGCTGCCGGGTTGGAGGCGTAAGCCCTAAGGAATTAGAAAAGGAGGATCCTGAATCCTTCTGTTCTGCATGTATTAGT